CACAAGCAGCGACAATGTGTTGCTCATTTACAAATCCATCTTCTAAGATTTGCACAATCTCCGGTTCAATCCCAACGGATTCAAGCCACGAGTCGTTCTTTTGTTCCAATATGATTTGCACTTTTATCATAGAATTTGTCCATTGATAATCTTAAAATTGTCAACGGAAAAACCCAAGTCCTCATTTACGGTTACAAAGGCAAATCCATTTGACCATTTTGTGTATGCGTAGGGACGATATTCGGGGGATAGGTTGCAAAGCGAACCCATTGACCAAACACCAACTTGTTCACCGTGAAGATTGTTCTCCGAGTGGTGAGATACTTGGTGGTAATGACCAACAATTGTTGATGCCTTTGCTTTCAAAAAGAATCCTCGTGCTGGATTCACAGGTGAGAACACCGATTCTCCCAACTCGTGTCCGTGTAATACCGTCAATTTACCAAGTTTAATCATTTCACGATTGACCGGTATGATTTTGTAGTGATCCAATCTCAACAAACTTTCCAAACTTACATCGTTTAGGTCTGCCAATTCACGAGCATTGCGTAAAATGTACGCTCTCATTCGTTCCTCGTGATTGCCTATCTTGTAATAAATTGCTTGTGTGGGAAACAACTCACGCAAGTATTGGAAAAAGTTTTTACCCATTTCCAATTCCTCCGAGATTTTTGGTCTGCGGATTTCTTTGCTGAATCGTGAAACATCATAACAATCTAAGATGTCTCCATTGAGAATGATGCAATCAGGTGCGTTGTTAACTCCGTAATTTAACGCAGCAGTCAATGCCTCTTCATCGTGAAAGGGAAGGTGAATATCCGAAAGAATCAAATACTTTCCCTTGCCCAACACAACTGGAGTCATATTTTCAGCTCGTGAAAGGATTTTTAATTTTGCCAACCCTTCTTTGATGGATGAGTGATTCGGCTTGTCTATGTGGTTTTGATTCATAACAAATTTCAAATCTTTTTCTCCCTTCGCTCCCTTGTAATATCGGATTCTATCTCTCGCAGTTTCTACACTTGGAAACAACCCCTCTTCTTTTGTGAAGATTAAACTTGCCAAAGTGCGATTTGGCAAGTCAGGGAATTGTGCAATATATTGCTTGACAATTTCTTGTTTGAGTGTTTTCATATGGTGTCCAAGTGGATGTGTAATCCTATCGCCTTTTTCAAGCCCTCTGCTGAAGGTTTGAAGGTGTCAAGGTAGATAGTATCAAATGACTTGATTCGTTTGATGAGCGTGTCTCTAATTACTTTCTCCCTTTCCACGATTCTTTCGTGCATCTCCACTTGTATTGGTCTTTGAATGCGTATCGGCTTCTCCAAATTAAGGAAAGCAAAAAACACGCTACACAGGAACAACGCAAGTATTAAATAAATAAGGAGTGTTGACTTGGAAGTTGATTGCATATCCTGAAAGAATGTCGGTTTTGGCATCGTAGAAAGGTGAAGCGTTGGAAGTCACTACCAATTCAAAGTCCTCGTCATCTTGTGTGTTGTCATCAATCAAAGCAAATACATCTGCAATGATTTGTGCGGTGTCCGAAAGTACCTCAATGACATTTGATTCACTCTCAAACACACGATCCATCACAAGCAGAGCAAAGTTGTATGTCATCAAGTTGCCAGTGGTTGACAAATTAAACCCATCAGGATACAACCAAACAAGCGGATAGTATTCAACATTCTCAACCGTGAGATTGGATTGTTGACCAACTCCGAACTTGCCGACCATCTTATGGCTTTCGGCTGCGGTTTGAATCTTTTTGATTATTTGGTTTAGTGTCATTCTTCAGGAATTTGAGAAGCTTTGCCTCGTTGTTTTTCTGCCACTTATTTGTCCTCGTTGGGGAAGTCATAATTCCAAAAGCAATCTTGTGAAGTTGGAAGATAGATGCCACCCACAAAAGCGGTGTTCTTTGGACGGATGGTGTCAATGGTATTGCCGGGATTCAAGAATAACGGATAGTCATTGGTATTTGTACGCAAGTAATCACGCAAACGATTCGCATAATACTCCGCTTTGTCACGGTATCTGCCCTCAATCATTGTCATCTCTTCTACGGATACGGCACGAGCGTTGTCACTCTCCCTACTTGCTACGCTCTTATTCATCAGTTTGAAGGTCATTGGGAGCATTGCTTCGGTCAAAGTGTAGTATTTCAAACAAGGTGCGATGTAAGAGTCCAAAAGGGTTGTATTCAATTGAGTCAATGTCCCAGCGAATGCCTGAACTTGCAACTCATTGTAAATGCCCGAACCGATGACATCCCTCACATAAATCTCTTGAGCTTCTTTGATTGCTGACTTGAGCAATTTATCGTCAACATTCTCATTCAAAGGAGTGTTGTCCTTCAAATAGGTTGTTGAAATGAAGTATACAAAGTTGGTCATCGTTTAATTCTCCTCAATAATTTTTGAACCCAAATGTGACGGCATTGTGGTGTGTTGACATCAAGTGTTGGATTGTGATACCAACCGCCTCTGCGTTTCCAAACATCGTATCCAAGTTCATTGCTCATCATAGTGATGTCCTCACGAGAATACACACGACCACTATTCACAACATCCGTGCAGAACTTACGAGATGTGTCAATCAAAAGTCCTCCGCTGATTCCAGGTGCAAGTCCGTATTGATAGCGAACCACCAATTCAGTTTGAAGGTTTTTGATTTCTTCCAATCCTTTTGGTGTGGTTTCCAATCCATCCTCGTATGATTTAACCAATTCCGCTTTGGCAAGTTTGGCAATCGCATCGGCAACGACCTTTGCGTCAAGCTTGGTGATGTTTACAATGTCTCCCACCTGTAAACCTTTGTTCTCTTTCAACACATTCAAGATTGCAGATTCAACAGCATCGGCAAACTCAAACTTTGCCTCCTCAAACTCTTCTGCTTTCTCTCCGTATTTGTTGAACACAATCAAGTCACGCTCATCGTCCCATCCGAAAGGGTTTTGTTTTGACAAGGCAACTGGTGTTTCTTCTTCTTCAATCTCATCAAATCCCAACTCTTTTCTTGCTTCGTTGCGGTCAATGATTCCAGCGGTGAATAACGCTTGGTAATCCAATCCGATTGGTGGCTTGTTGATGGTCTCCAATCTCACCTGTGCAATTGGTTCAAGTAAGTACGAGAACACATCGTCTATCTTTTGTTGGCGTGGTTCAATGTAGGCGTGATGAAACATCTCATATGCTTCAATTAATTCCGTTCTGCCACCCAACTGCCCCTCTACACGCACTCCAAACAACATTGGAGAGTTGACCTTGTGTGCAACAAATATCTCTTGTTGTACGGTCTTATTCAGCAAATCAAATTGCTTGTCAAAATCCGAAGGTTGAAGGTTGCTGATAACAGATTCCTTCTCGGTTGGATCGTTGTACTGGATAATCAACCCACCGGCATTGTCCGTGCCTTGATAGTTCTCCTTAAATCGTCTTGCAGTTGCACGAGCTTCTTCAGGTGTGGGGATTCCCTTGAACAACTGGATGTGGGTTTGTGCCGTGAATCCGTTCTTGATTGAGTTCAAATAATAATTGGAAATCTCGGTGTCAACTTCAATGTATTTTAACGCACCTACATAATCAGGAAGCGGATATGTGCCTTCACCGGGACGATAGAATTGACAATAGTACAATTGCTTTGATTCTCTCGTGATTGGGTTGTAGGGTTGATAATGAATCTTCTCCGCTTTGTTATCCGTCCAATCTGCACAATATACATACTCACCCTCTAAACCTTTGCGTACATCCTTGAATGGGATGTGATAGTATTCGCTTGGTGCGGTCTTGGCTTTGTTCCAAATAACCTCTACTGCAAACCCATTGAACAACTCCGCATCGTATGCAATCTTTGCTTTGAGTTCCTCATAGGTTTCATAAGCGTTGATGTTCTTTAACTTTGCTTGGGCTTTGGCGATGTCGGTGGTGTTTTGTCCGAAAACATCAGTACCAATACCAGCAACATAAGAAGCTTTTGCAGAAACGATGGCATTGTGCTTGGGTGATTTGTTAAATAACTCTACGAGAAAATCGGGATAGAGATTGTCTGCTCCGAAAGTCACGAACCCCTTTGCCTTGTTCTCCTTGAACACAGGCAGTTTGTTGTCGTGAAAGTTAATCCTTTGGAATATCATCGTACCTAAATAGCAACTTAAAGTGATTGCAACATAGATACCAAATCAGGGTGCGGATAGACATCAATTTTGTCTGCTCTTACGGAGTTGTGAGTGAACACTCCATTCTTTCCGCTCAACGCTCTTTTGGTAACTTGCCAAATGTCCTCGTGATATGTCAAGTCAATGCCGTACTTCTCACGCCACAACAACAACAACTCTTTGGTAGATGCGATTTGCTCCTTCGTGTAGTTCTCAAAATAAGTATACCCCTTATATGGTGCGTCCAGTTTGCAAACATCCTTCACTTCCTTGCCGACATAGTTGAAGAACTTGCCGTTCTTCTCTACCAAGTAACCCCAATTGCAAATCTCAATGCCGATGGATGTCTTGTCAAGTTTGGTGAATGGTAACCCTTTGAAGTGAGCAGATTTCAAACCGAGGTGGAACGCCCAATGTTTAGATGAGAACCCTTGCACGATTTCACCTGACCGACTTATCGCAACACAGGTTGCGATGTTTACTGGATCGGCATCCCAAAACTTGAAGGTTGCCACTCCGTCACCACCACCAGCGGTGTGATGCAAATAGATTTGTGATTTCGGTGACTCTTCTTTGTAGTAACCGTTGAATTTAACTTGTTTCATCCGTAAAGAAGTTTGTGATAAACTTGCCGAGTCCACCACATATGCCAATGATAAGCATCAACTTTGGATGGTCAATGTTTAAACCAGCAACAAACAACGATCCCGCAGCGATGGAATCTCCAAGCACACGGAATCTTTTTGGTGTTGGTTCAAAGTAGGATTTGAAACTTATCCTTGTCCTCTTTTGGGTTTCCACGATTTGTGTTTGTTAATATGCTTTGTGTGTCTGCGGAGTTTGTTCTTTGGCTTTGCCCTAAACGCTACCGAGTTAGTTGCCTTTGCCATCTATGCTCTTGATTTTCTTGTGGTAGTAAACCACAGCCAACACGCCCGATATAATACCAAGAATCCCCACGCAAAAAGTAACAATTGGCTGATAAGTTTGCGTGAAAGTGATGAGAGCTGAACTGCCTGAAATAGCAGTTGCAATCGCCGCCGTGGTGTCATTATTAAATTTGTTCATTTGGTGTTGGGATTACGCAATACGGACTGTCGGGGAATTTTTCACAATACCCCTTCAAATAAAGTGAATCATCACCGCTGAATGTATGAATCCCCATCGGCTCGGGATAAACCTCAAACGGGGTAAACTCTGCGGGTGGTTCGGTGTAAAACAAAATGTCAACCGCCCATTTGTCGCTTAAAACTGCGGGGGTTACAACCTCCATATCTTTGATGACTGCGGGGGTAATTGGTAAAAATCCCAACTCAACAACCGCACAATCTACAAAAGAAGTGAATGCCTCCCCGTCGGGGTTGGTGGTGGTTTGTTCAATTAACTTGCGAAGGGTTGCCCATTCGGTTGGGGTAAATTCGTATTTTGCGAAGGTCTTTGTCATTGCTTAAATTGTTGTAAGTGATGCAAGTTCTGCGTTTGTTAGACGGGTTGGGAATAAAATGACTTCTTTTATTGTTGTATTTGGGTTTATTCTCAATGGGTCAACCAAATATAATTCATCGCAAGTTGGAACGCTTCCGCTGGTGTCTGTGGCAATTTGTACCCCATTAACATAAAAAGCAAAATCATTTTGTTTGTAAGCAAATGCAACTTTGTAATACCCATTGGTTAAAGTTTGTGGTGTCTTTAAGTTGCATTGAGTTACTCCGCCAACAGTTACAGTTGCTTGAATTGTTTTTCCAAATGAACCTCCTTCATCACCATAATAAATTAGTGCAATTTCGTTGTTGTAACTCCCACCATTGGGGCGAATTGTCATAATGCCTTTATCATTTCCGCTTGGTGTATTGTTGGCTAAATTATAGTAAAAATCTGCAAATAACACCCCCTCCGTCTGCCCAATCAAACTACTAATACCCGTTTTGAAACAAGCATCCGCCACCCTTGTTGCGCTTGATGATGTGGTGTTAATTAGCGATGTCGCATAACTTGACGCTTCGACTTGTAAGCCATCTAAAAAGAAAGTTCCATCCGCTTGTGCCGCAACTCCCGTTTCTTGATGATAGCCGTAATGTATGTTTATTTTGTTTGATGCAGGACCCGTAATTGTCAATTCAAAACGCTTCCAAGCGGTTGTGCTAAATCCGTTTGCAGTTGAACATACTATATTGCCATTTGCAACAGTATTCCAAGCGTTTGAATTATTAATTACAATAACCGCATTTGATGCCGTGCCTAATTTTATATACCCTGAAACTGTGTAAGTTGTGCCACTCGTTACGGGTATTTGGTTTTTGTATAAAAATTCATTTGTTGTTTGCCCCGCCGTTTTTGTATATTTTGCCCCGTTTTGCGTTCCGTCTATTCCCGTTGTTTGATTGATTGATGCTGGGTTGTTTGATTCATTATACCAATCATTTGTGCCACTTCCAAAAGATGTGATTGTGCTTTGAGTTGAAATATTCGTACTCTGCTTTTCCAACAACAAACTAGGACACCCCCCGCCCCCATTTTGGTAAGTAAGGCGTGGAACATTTAGGCGGTCGGTAGTGGGGAAATAGGGTTTGGCGGTTGAGCCGATGTTGACTTGTGGATGCCAAAAAGTAACTCCATCGGTTCCGTTGCCTGTAAATGAGCCAGTACCCAATAACAAATAAATTGACTCGCTTGTAGAATCTGCCGTAGCAACAATTGTAATTTTTTTCCATCCATTGCCAACATCTTCAATGCTTCCCGTTGCGTTGGTGAATGTGATTGTATTTGCACTAAAATTTACATCCCCATAATCACCACCACTTAATGCAATACGACAAGTGTTTAATCCGCTAGATTTTGCATAAACAACCATTGTGTAGAATGCACCATTTACTTTCGTGATTGGTTGTTGTGTATAATGAAAATCAGTTGTTGCCGATGCTACTATTTTTATAGCCGTGGTTGTGCCATTTGGGTCTGTTTGCCCCGTCACATATGCAACCTCTGATGTTGACCAAGGTGATAATAAAGTTTCTGATTGTTGCAACAAATTCCAAGCCACATCCTCAACCAACCCCGCACTATTTACACGGGTTCCGTTGGATGCACGAGTGAAGGATAGGTCGCCGTTGCCGTTGGTGGGTACTGGTGAATAAACCGTGTCCTCTTTGTATCCGCTCGGAATCATCACGAGCGATGCTTGACTTAATAAGTTGCTCATAAGTTGTTTAGTTTACGCAATAGACAAGAGATACCCTCATAATAGCCACCAGCGGTTGTGATTCGTGCCTTGTAACCTTGCACAATGTCCCAACCTTGTCCTTTGTATAGGCGACTTCGTGTGCCAATTCCGATGCCTATCATTTTAATAACCGATTACCGATCCTGAAGAGATGATGAACCCTGTGATTTTGGAAGAACCACCAGCGGGAAGATACGCACCTTGTTGCAAAGTGACTGCACTCAATCCTCTTGCTGAAAGTACATTTGTACCGTCAACGGAGAAAGATGTGAACACGGTGTCCTCTTGAACCACAAGAGCTGAATAACCGACTCCGGTCACAGTTCCAGTTGCGTGATACTTGAATCCATCGCCACCAGCGATGATGCTTGTTGAATTGCTCATTGTATGTAGATTTTTTCGTTTAGTGTTGGGTTGTATTCATTCTCGGTGAATGTCTTTTGTACTTTCAAAAGACCTATCTCACACAACACGCCTCCAGCAGTTGAAACACTATATTCGTGTTCTCCTTCCAAAAGGGTTGCAGTAGTGCCTTCAATGAACTGAAATTGATTGTATCGCTCTTTGTGTGCAGATATGTCCGTCAATGTTCTTGTGACGATGGTCTCGGTTTGGCGATGAGTAAATGTAAACACATAGGATGCAGCACTTGCCTTCTCCGTCAATGTAACATACCAATTCTTTGTCTGCCCTTTGTTAATTACCAACATCTCTACAAAATAGCGAACAACTTTTTATGTAACAAAAAAGGGAGAGCATTTGCCCTCCCTCTTTCTCCTATGAAAAAAACCAAGTTAGATACCCAAAGTGGTAACAACTCCAGCTTGCAATTTATACGGTGCTTCCGCTTCAATCGCTGACAAGGTAACCTCATATCCATTTGAATCACCCATCGCAGTACCGGTGTTCGCAACCATAGCGGTCACATCACATCCGTACTCCTTACCGACCAAGAAATACT